TACACACACAGTCAGGCGGCTCATGCACCGGCGGCTGCGGAGAAAAATATTATCGTCGGTGTTCAGGTCAACGGCAGCGATCTCACGCCGGACGGTTCTCGCAAGGTGAACGTTCGCGTACCGACCGGAGCGCTGGCTGGCAAAAGCCAGGTCTCTGAGACGGATCTCGACGACGCACTGAAAGAAAAGGTCAATTCTGCCAGCGAGGGAAATCACTCACACGCGAACAAAACCGTACTGGACCAGATCGAGCAGGCCGACCTGGATAAGCTCGACGGGGTCGCTGCGGGCGCGAACAAATATGTACATCCCACGAGCTCCGGCAGCAAGCACATTCCAACGGGCGGCGCGTCCGGACAGATCCTCCGCTGGTCTGCCGACGGCACGGCGGTGTGGGGCGCGGATAACGACACCAAATACACCGATATGTCCGGCGCGTCGGCTTCTGCAGCGGGCAAAGCCGGTCTTGTCCCTGCTCCGGCTGCGGGCGGCCAGGCAAAATATCTGCGCGGCGACGGCACATGGCAGACGCCTCCTGACACTAAATACAGTCCGGCCACGCAGTCCACCAACGGCCTCATGTCGGCAGCGGATAAGACAAAGCTTGACGGATTCGGCGCAGCTTCTTCCTACGCGCTCAAGAGCGATATTACCCAGATGTACCGTTACAAGGGTTCTGTCGCAGATGCTTCAAAGCTGCCTGCCTCCGGTCAGGTGGCGGGCGACGTCTATGACATCCAGGCTGCGTCCTCCTATGGCCCTGCCGGCACGAACGTTGCGTGGAACGGCACAGCCTGGGATGCGCTCGGCGGTGCGTTCACAATCGAAGAGTGTACCAACGCTGAGATCGACCAGATATTCACCGACCTTGCCGCTGGATGAGGTGACGTTGTATGAAATGGGTATCTCTTCAGCGGTTGAGCTACGCATTGTCGAAAATAGAGGCCCGCTATGCGCTGCGCTCTCATTCCCACGCTGCTGCCACTACTGACGCCGCCGGTTTTATGTCGGCGGCGGATAAGGTGAAGCTCAACGGTATTTCCAGCGGGGCCAATAAGTACACGCACCCATCCTACACACAAAGGCCGTCTGGCCTGTACAAGGTCACAGTCGATACATATGGGCATGTGAGCGCGGCGGCAGCGGTTGTAAAGGCTGACATCACAGCTCTCGGTATCCCTGGTACAAACACCACCTACGGCGTGGCTACGCAGTCCGCCAACGGTCTCATGTCGGCCGCTGACAAAACAAAATTAGATGGGATGCCGGTCTCCGGTGTCTATGGAGAGGAGTTTTGATTTATGGCCAAGTGGCCTTTTTTGCCCTGGAGGCAGTCCTCTGCTTCCAAATACCGGCCTGATACACTCAATTATGGATGCATCAGCACTTCAAAGTCCGGCGAGTTTTCTGTTGGTGACGCCAACAATAAGGCTGTGCCGGTCATGCCCGTCGGATGTGTGATCCCGTTCGCGGGCGCTGCCGCTCCCACTGGCTGGCTGCTCTGCCAGGGTCAGGCAATCTCCCGTACCACCTATGCACAACTTTTTTCTGTCATCGGCACGACCTATGGCTCCGGTGACGGTAAGACTACTTTCAACCTCCCGGATATGCGCGGTAGAGTGGCGGTAGGTTCCGATGCTAATTCTCCGGGCGCTCAATGCGGTGAAACGGCCCACAAATTGGGA